CTGGCTCCTTTGGCGTATGGTCTACTCTTTTCAAAAGATGCATTTTTAGCGTTAGGTCTTGCCATGAAAGGGATGCAGGCGGGCGCGATGGCTGTTCTTCCTCCTCGTGTCGTACAGATGGCCAAAAGATTCGATATGTTTAGGAAGGCAATTATAGGATTGCCTAAAATGCTCGCAGGACTTGGCCCAGCTTTGGCTACGGCGTTTAGGGTAGCCCCTCTCGCACTAGCAAAATTTGTGGCGGACTTTGTAAAGCTCAATCCAATGCTGACTACTTTCTCTTTGCTAGCCACTGTGATTATTGATAACTGGGAACGCGTTGGTCCCTTATTAAAAAAGATATGGGAAGATATCAAATATGCTTTCAAACCTGTTCTTGACTTATTCCGTGATGCAAATGGCAATATATGGCCAAAGATGCGCCGAATCCTTGAGGAAATCAGTAGGGTAATAGGGGATATACTGGTCGGCGCTTTACAGGTTATCGAGCCGCTAATTCGTGGTATTGCCCAAGTGATTAATGGTGATTTCAACAAAGCTGCTCAATCATTCGAAGAAGCTTTCAAAAATATCGGATCGATTTTTGATACGATTTTCAAAAACTTCGACTTAACCAAAGCTATTGAGTTTGGGTTAAAAATTGGTGGGTCGATTCTTGATGGCATCACAAAGGCTTTATCAACTGGACTAAAAAAACTATTTGAGTTAAACGTACAAGCAGTAGCTTCCGGTGACGTGGGAAAAATCGCAACTGCGCTTACAGCCGATTTGCTTGTTGCTGCAGGTGCCGCACTTCTGGCCGCTCCCGCTTTCCGTGCAATGAAAGCCATGTTTTCCATGGTAGGTGGGAAAGAAGGTGCGGTAAGTGGCGGTCGAAAAGTCGGAGCGATTGCTGCTGGTACTACCCGTACTACAGTCCAAAAAGTAAAAACAATATATGAAACGGTTAGACACCCGAGACAAGCGATTGCTACTGCCTTATCCCCACTCTCAGCACTCGCAGGATATGCAATGGCTGGGATGGGTATTTCTTCGCTCGCAACCGCAAGACAGCGCCAGACAATGCGCCAAAAAGGTCTTGGATTAAACACAGCGGATATAGAACGATGGGGATTGCGAGAAGGACGTACAATTGCTTCCACACGTGATTTACAGCGAAACATCACTCAAACGGGCCGTTATAACGGCCGGCAAATTTTTATGGCGCGGCAAAGTTATCTATCCCGTATGCTGTTTGGTCAGAAATTCTACACTTATCAAGGTGGCCGCATTCAGCGAGATGCGAATGGAAACATCATGCGAGACGCAAGCGGGGCTATTATGTACACTCATGCACAACGAAACTTGCTTATGCGTCGTGGCGGTCTTTTTAATCGAAGAGGTAATGATGATCGCATTGTAGACCGTAACATTTGGAGTGAACGCTATACTCGCGCAAGAGGGGCTATTATTGCAGCAAGAACACAGGTGAGATCATTTGCTCAAAACCATCTCATTGCGCCACTGGCTACCCCGATTCGTAATAAAGCACAAGAGTATGCTATTGGAGCAAAAATGCTCGTAGATCCTGTTAAACAAGGAATAGAGGGAAAAATCATTGGGGCAAAGATGTTATATGATAGCTTTACCGGTTCACGATTCGCAAAAGGTGCGAGCCGCTTAAACAACTATGTTACAGACCGAATGGAAAAGGCAGGATTAACCAATCACTACGCTAATATGTTCCGCACAAAAGATTCGGCCGGGAACCCTCTGACGCGTCGCCAGCAGATGATGAACTTCGTGAAAACCGGCGTAACAGGAACAGCAAAAACAGGTTTCGGTATTATCGGCGGCACCGCTAGAAGAGTGGTAGGTGCTGGGCGTATGATTGGTAAAGGAATTGGCATGGCTGGGAGCGGTATTGGCATGTTAGCAGCTGGCGCTATGGCCTTCGCTCCATGGTTGGCCATTGGTGCTCTGGCAGGTGGAGCCTTATACAAAGGGCTATCTAAAGGGGCGGACGGAAAAAGTGATCCATCCAACGTGGCCAAAAACATTGATAAAATCACGATGGATATCCAAAAGAACGGCGGAAACCGTATTCGCGCTTTCTGGAAAGTATTCACCACTGAAGGTCCAAAGGTTCTCCGCGCGGTTGGTAATTTAATAAAAACAACATTCCAAGTGATAGCAAAAGCTTTACCACCTATCATGCAACAGGCATGGAATTGGATCAAGTCTATGGCAGGGGCGGCGTGGAACTGGATTAAAACAAACGGATTAACCTTGCTCAGCAACTTAGCATCCGGGGCAATGTCGCTTTTAGGAAAGGCATGGAACTGGGTTAAAACAGACGGCATCCGCTTGTTCGGGTTGTTAATCCAATGGTTACTTGGTACAGCTTTGCCTGGCCTTGTTGTAGGCATTATCAAATTACTAAAAGGTGCTTGGGAATGGGTAAAATCAGATGGGATGCGCTTATTGGGAGAGCTATTTGATTGGATCATTTTCACAGCCCTTCCCACTTTAGCTTCTTCCATCGTAAAAGGACTATTATCTGCCTTTACTTCTGTTTGGGAGAAAGTAAAAGAATTGTTTGGTCAAGGAGTAGAAACAAAAGTTAAGGTCGATTATAGCGTACCATATGGGCCACCAGCCCCGAAAACTCGACCAACTCCACCTGTCACTCGTAAAGTAGACAATAAAGAGGTATTTAATCCAGCGGCACAAAAGAATTCGTTTTTACCATACGCTCTTACGAAACATGTTGAAAAGAAAGCTAATGGAGGTATTGTAGGTGCTGGAAATAGTATCAAAAAGTTTGCTAATGGCGGTATGGCAGGTAAAGGCGGAATTGTTAAAGTTCCTACATGGGTAGGAAACGGAGAAGCAATTGCAGGAGAAGTACCTGGACAACCAGAGATGGTAATTCCGCTACATCCGAGCAGGCGCGCTCGTGCAATTTCGTTATGGCAACAAACTGCAAGATTGATTGGCATAAAAATGTTTGCTAATGGTGGCATCGCTGGTTCATCATACCGCGTTCCGTTTCTTGGTTCAATCCGAGAGCTGTTTACTTTACAAAAACAAGAGGAAAGTACAAAAAGAGAATTTTCTCTTTCTACTTCTTCACAAAGCAAAACACCAATTGTCATTCAATTTGGTGATATCAATATAAATGGCGGAAATAACAAGGAAGAAATCGGAGACTATGTTCAAAAAGAACTGGCTAAATTCGCTAAAAAAATACCAGGAATTATTGAAGCAATCGAACGAAAGAAGCAACGAAATAATGCTTCTTATCGCCCTGGCTTGTCTCAATAAAGGAGGGGAGATAGCATGTTAATCATCGGTGATGTAAAAATGACAGGGCTCGCTGCTCCCGAAAATTTTCCCCTGGGTGGCGAACAGGTTATAGCAACACATAAACTCCCTGGCGGCGGAGTTATTAACCAACCACGTGGATTCTTTCCTGTTTTAGAGTATGGTTGGGAAGGTACGTTTGACGGCCCAGACGCGCATCAGAAGTTTGCTAAACTTGAAAAGTATTGCCAGTCAGGAGAAAGTGTGCAGGTTTCATTCCACACCTTCTCCTTTTATTGTTTCGTGCAAAAAATCGAACCTTTATGGGTGCGTAAAGACTGGCTTGATTTCACTATCAATCTTAAACGCGACCCATCAAAAACAGTAGCTTCAACCAAAACATCTGCTACCAATGCTCAAAAAACATCTACAGCTTCTATGGTCGCAGCCAAACGTCTAATATCCTCTGTAGTATCTCGGCAAACCATACAACAAAAGAAACCTAAAAAGATAATACATGTTGTCGTTAAAGGGGAAACACTCCGAAAAATCGCGCAGAAATACTACAAGGACCCGGACGAATTCGAAAAAATTTATCAAGAGAATAAAGCGGTTATCGGAAACAACCCTAACAAAATCAAAGAAGGTATGAAGTTGGTGATCCCCCTATGATCTACAAACAATCTGTGTACGGAACGCAAAAACTGTTTGGTGAAGTGTACTTGGCTGGGCAAAAAATCGGCTTTAAAGAGTGGAGTGTAGATTTATGTGCATTTGATGAAGCGGATAATTTCGATGTAACAGCGCCATGGAATGTAGGAGGAAATGGCATTCTCGCTTCTAATGCAAAAGCAAGCACAACTCTTATTTCCGGGAAGGATATTCCGGTTCAAATTAAAATTGGGGATCGCGAATTGATTAACGGCATTGTTGATGAGCCAGACTGGGATTTTACTGATGAGGAAAAAGTTATGATTTCAGGACGCGGGAAAATCGGAAGATTAATTGACCGTGAAATTCCGCGCAACATCAAGAATCGCACAGCCTCTTCTGTGGCAAATGAAATTTTTGCTTATCACAAACTGAAAGCGAAGGTAACAGCAACGTCCCGTAAGATCGGTTCATATTCGGAAGACTCCCAAACCGCAAACACAAAAATGAATGATTGGGAGCTGCTAAACTGGCTGGCAGAATGGGAGGGATTTGTGGTTCGAGTGAAAGGAAATGAAGGTTTTTTTGGACCACTCGACCAAATCCCAGAACTTAAGCTCGCTCCAATCCCCTTCACATACGGAAAAGATTGTGAAGTCCGTAGTATCAAACGACATATGAGTGGTGCCCGGGACATTATCGTAGAGGGGCGCTCCTACTATAAAGGTCGCACGATTATCGAATATTACCCGCGTACCCCCAAAGAAAATAAAAAAGGTGCATCAAATGACGAATCGGAAACAGCGCTCATAAAAAGATACACTTTAACCGGGCTCTCTCAAGAGCAGGTCCGTCTTCGTATTCGTTCCATATATCGTGAATTAACAAAATGCGACATAACAGGGGAGATTTTTACTCCGCGCTATGTAGACCTGGATACAGACCGCCGCATCGCTTTATATGGCGTAGGATTGGGGCTTTCACAAATTTATTATGTCACTCGCGTTCGCTACAGCGAAACGTTAGAAGATGGAATTACCACAACAATAAGCTTTGGAAACAAAATGAAAGAGGTGGGATAATGCGGAATCCAAGTATAGCTGAAATTACAAGCTCAAAACCGGAAGCAGAGAAAGTCATTCCCACTTTAAAGCCATCGGAGCAAGAACTCGGATGGCTTCCTTTCTTAATCGATGTAGAAGATGTGCATGTCGGACAAGAATGTTTTGTGATTCCAGCGGAAGGGACGTACGGGCAAAGTCTTGTCATTCCCATCGGCATCCGGTTGCCCCGAACTGCCACAATCACAAATCATGCCCCGATTGAGGTCTTAATCAAAGGAAAATCTATGCAATGCCAGACAACCGTTCCCATTACCATCAATGATGTTGGGAAAACAGCGTTGTTAGTACCAGTAGTCAACGAAAAAGAGGGACCGCTCAAATATGTAATAACTGGGGTGATACAATGAACGAACCCAATGAAAATGAAGTCTATACCGGAACTGACATCTTTTATGATGTGAAAAAGCGAGATATTCAATTTGTAGGCAATGAGATTGCTACCATGTCGCAAATTGAAAATATCCGGAACCAATTATATTTGCGGTTGCTTTGTGAGAAAGGCGAACTAATCTATTACCCTGAATATGGCACGAATCTTTATCGCATGCTTTCCAAGTCTATGACACCTGCTCAAATCCAAAAAATCGAAGGGGAAGTGCGGGATACTATCATGCAAGACCCGCGCGTGGACAATGTACAAAGCGTAACGGTAGAGGTGGGAAAAGATGATGTCGTAATCATCACAGCAAGAGTAACCGTACAAGATATCACATTTGATCTTGTGTTGGAGGAGGCGACGTAATGGCTATTGAGTTTCCAACACCCGACCAACTCATGCAAAAGTTTGTGAATGTATTGATTGGCGAGGGCGCTAAAATCGAGGAATTGGACGACCAGTGGCTTGTCAAACATATCGCAATAGGAACGCGGGATATGGTATATGACCAAATCATGGCAGCTAAATCTGTACATGAAGATCATAGCCCTTTCACAGCGAAAGGTGATGCTTTAGATGAGCAGTGCGAAGAATGGTCATCGATTGTACGAAGAAAGCTGGCTAAAAAGGCTATCGTACGCTTTAATGCCAAGCGTTCATCTCCTGCATCTGTTGATACACCAATTCCGGTCGGCTCTCTTATTACGACACAAGCTATAGGCGATATGCCAGCTATTGATTTTTATGTTATAACGACAAAGGATGAGCCTGATATACCGGTAATTCCTGCCGGTCAAACAAGTACATATGTATTAGCAAAGTGTTCGATTGAGGGAAAAATAGGAAACCTCTCTGCCGGAACGACGGTTCATCCTGGCATGGTTGGTGTAGATACAATTGAGGTTGTTGAACTGGTGGAAGAGGGCGCGGATAAAGAGGATGATGAAACACTACGTGGACGGCTTATCGAAGATATTCAAAACCGTGAAAAAGGCGGTACGGAATTTGATTATCCTATATGGGCCAAACAAATAACAGGTGTAGTTTCTGCCCGTAGCATCCCATTAGCGCGCGGAAACGGTACGCTTGATTTGTTGATTACCGGAACCAACGGACTTCCAACTCAGGAGCTTATTGATGAAGTACAAGCGTTCATAAACAAAAAAATTCCGGCTGGTGGTTGTAGTGTTCTCGTTAAAGCACCAACCCCCATTTATGTCGATGTATCAGCCCAAATCAAACTGTTGCCCGGTTTTACCTTCTCTACTATTCTTCCGCAAATTAAAAAAGCTCTTGATGCTTGCATCGAAGCGGAGAATAAAGTGCTTATTGTACGAACAAATAAGTTGCGTAATGCAATCAATGATATAGAAGGGGTATTTAATTTCACTTTGGATGCTCCAGCGAAGGATATTCCGTTGAGCGGCGGAGAGCTAGCTTTACCTGGAATATACACGCTTACTGAGGTGGTGTAATGGATGCGTTAAAAGAACAGCTTAAAAGCTACTTTCCCAAGCGATGGTTTAAGTTTAGCGGCATCGATATGGAGCGGTTGCTTAATGCCATCGTGGCCGTGATTAAAGAAGGGGAAAGAATCATCGAAAAAATAGAGGCGGAACGGCTGACAAAAAACTCTGTTGATACGCTAGCAGAAAAAGAGCGATTGCTAGGGCTAAGCAACGGTGAGAAGTTAACGCTTGAGGAACGTCGGCGACGCATTATAGTTCGGAAATGGGAGCGGGGTGGACCAACAAATACAGAAGAATTTGAAGCTGCTATGTCTTACTTGCTAAAAACTCCCGTAAATATCATTCCTTTTTTTCATGATTTTCTTGTCATATATGAGTTTCAGAATACAGACAAGGTTATTAATTTTGATGTTGCTGAAGAATATATCAGAAGAAATAAACTTGGACATTTAGCGCATCAATATCAAGCTAAAAACAAGGAAAAAGAGGCCATTGTTGTCTCCCTTAACGCCTACAACCACCCAATAGATTTTCCTATATGTGGCTTAGATGTACCCATGACAACATCTATATCAGGGAAAATTTTCAGTCAATCATTTTCTGTTTATGGTGATGAATATTATCACCGTGTAGATGGTCCAATTACCGGTTTTGAAATTACAATGAAAAAGGGGGAATAATACATGGCAGGCATTATTCAACCGCTATTGCTTGATTATATTGTTCAAGACGCAAGTGATCGTTTTGATCATGCTCTAGTAAATATATCTGGGGAACTTATTCAGTATCCGATACACAATACGATTATTTCTGGTCGCTCTGTACGAAAATACGTTTATGTAAAAGAGACAGAAGCTGTGGGAAAACAAATTCTTGGTGCATCACTAATGGACAACAAAGGCAATACACTAGCCAACACTGCCCTTAACGTTATAAAAAACGATAAGGGTTTTTTAATTGGGTTTGAATTTTTTGTCGAGGTGAAGGCGAATGACATATAAAAAACAAAGTTGGCTCGATGAAATCCCCGATTTAACCAAGCCAATTTTAGACCCAAAAACAGGGAAACA